TGTTGCTTAGCGCAAACGAGGTGTTGGTGCCGTCGATCTTCGGCAGCCGCAGAATGTTGGTGACCACCGCCATTTAGGCAATCCGTTTGACGATGGCGTACCCGGATATTGTGGCGGCGCTGTTCGGCGGCACGATGCCGCCGGAGAATGGCAGCGACACATAGAATGTGCCGAGCGACGACCAAACCGTCGTGGTGTCGTTCCAGAGCAGAAAGCCTTGCGCCGGTCCGCCCTTGATTGCGGTCATGTAGTGGATCATTTTCGCGGTGATCACCGTGCACACTTTCATGTGCGCAAAGAACGGGCCGACATCGTTGACCTTGTCGGACGGATTCAGGTTGGGGCCGTCGAACAGATCAAACACGAAGGCCAGCGCCGGAGTGTCGTAGGTATTGGAAATCGGGGTGTCGTTGAGATAGGGCGGCGATGTCGGAATGTTCGGCACCTGATCGCTGTTCAGCGTTTCCCAATTCGAGAACTTGTTGGCATAGGTGGTGTTGTTCGGCTGCAATGTCAGATCGGTATTGAGCGAATTGTTGTTGGTGATGACGAAATCGAGATCGTAAATGCCCTGCACGGTGGCGATCTTGAGCGGCACCGCAGTGGCATTGGTGAATGTGATGGTGCATTGATCGCCAACGGCCAGCGAAATATCGGACGACGGCGGAATCGATTCGTCGAAGCCGACGAATGGCCAGCGCGCGTTAACCAGCTGGAAATAAGTGCCGTCATAGACGAACACCGCGATAGTGCCGGCGAGCAGATCGCGCGGCTGCAGCAGCGCGCCATTGCGCTGGATATGCTTGGCTGGCAGTGTGTTGCAAGTCAGCGTCGAGTCGCCGCTGTTGGTGTTGACGATTTGCACCTCGACGGTCAGCCCCGCCGCCAGCGACGCGATCACCGGCGAGAAGATTCCCACCACCGCATTGATCGAGCCGGAATCGACGGCGAACGGAATGTTGATGGTATAGGTATTGTTGTTGGTCGTGGTCGACGTGAAGCCGAAAAAATTCAGCGTTTGCCACGCCGAGCCGTCCCACACCAAGGCCAGCAATTCGTTGGGATTGATGTCGCCGGATGCCAGTTGCGCGCCGTTGGCGCGATGCACTGGCTGCGCGCCCAAGGCATTCAGGTTGAAAGTGACGTTACCGGTGTTGGCGTTAGCGATCCGCAGTAACACGCCAGTGCCCGGCACCAACTGCGTGACCGGCGGATAGATCGTTGCCGCCAGTGCGTTGACGGTGCCGGTGTCGACGCAATAGGTCCACAAATTGGTCTGCACGCCGTTGGGAACGCTCGGCAATGTCGGGAAGAACGGCGCAAAAGTATTGAGCACGATATTTGTGCCGGTGATCTGGGTCTGGCCGTTGATAACGGTAATGAAATAAAGCCCGGTATAGCCGGTGTCGGGCGCCGGGTTGACCTGCGATCCGGTCGGTGCCGGGTTGCCGGCCTTGAGCGCAATCGTGCACTGCACCGAGCGCACGGTGTATTGGCTCATGCCGTCGTTGCCGGGACCGCTATAGGGCTGCGACGGGTTCGACGCGTTGTAATACGGCAGCACCGCCGCGCCGCTGTCGATGTCGGACAGAATCGCCTCGACCAGGAACACTTGGCTGTAGCCCGGCGTTCCCGGCGGCGTGATCGTCAGCGTTACCGGATCGGCGAGAATGCCCTGCTTGACGATCTGATGCGTGTCGGTGCCGGAATCCGAATAGGCCGTAGCGTCGGTCTGGTCGAGCGTGTAGATCGCGCCGACGCCGACGGTGACCTGCAGGCTGGCCGGGACGGTCGGCGCGCAAGTCAAATTGTGCACGACAGTATTGGTGCCGAGAATGCCGCGCATCGCATAGCCAAGCCCGACCATGCCAAACTTGTTGCTGTTCAGCACATCGGACGTCTGCGGCAGCGCCGCCGAATAGACGATGGCGCGATCCATCTCTCAAAATCCTCGTTGGTGGTTCAGTTGAAACGCCGCAGCCGACCGCTGTTGATCGAGCGACGGGTGAATTTGCCGAGCCAATGCGGATTGGTTTCAAGCTCGATGAACACCGGCAACGGCGCGCCGAGCGACGGCAGCAGCGCCGGCGCCTGGCCGAGCAGAACTTCGGTGCCGACTTGGGTCCAGACAATCAGCCCGGTCGGCTTGGTGCGGACAATGGTGTCGTAAATATCCTGATCGGTAACGCCAATCTCGGCGGTATCAACGCTGATATACTGAATCGCGCCAGCGCCGTAGCCGCCGACAAAGCCGCCCCAACCTTCGACATTGGGCACGCCGGTCGAACGCAATCCGGCGCGCGACACCTTGATGAACACTTGTCCGGGAAGCTGCAGCGAGCCCCAGCCGCCGGATTGACCGTAAGCGAAATTGCCCTCGCCGTAGCCGCCAGCGTCGAACGGATTCCACGGCTCGAAAATAAATGGCGGAATGTTGAGCAGTTGCGTCAGCGCATTCATCATGCCGAGCCGCGTCACCCGCTCGGCGAGAATGGCATTGATGATCTTGATGCGGAATGTAGTGTCGTCGGCACCGGCACGCAGCAGCGTGCGGCGCAGATAATCATACGAGATCAGGTCGAGAAAAATGCCGCTCGCCGTCGCAATGCGCGACTGCTGGCGGATGAACACCATCCACTGATAACACCATGCCGCATTGTCGGCCAAGCCGCCGAGCGACGCGTCGCGCAGCGGTGCCGCCCAAGCAAACCAGCGCCCAGGAATAAGCCGCTTGACGCGTTCGACGATGTCGTTTGCGTCGCCGGTCGCCACGGCGTTTTATCGCGCTGGCCGCCTTTGCCAGCGCGCCGCCACTTGCGCCGCCGCGCGTCGCACTTGCGGCGACAGCGCCGTCAAGCCGATCAGCCACGCGAATTGCAGATAGTCGAACGCCAGCCACAGAAATTTCATTGCCGGCTCCTTTTTGCTAGTTCACTTGCGCGGTGCGGCATTTGACCGTCGCATAACCGATGCTTTTCTGACCGTCCTTGGTCAGCCGCGACGTGACGATTGACGCCGAGTCCGGCGTCTCGGCACCGATCGGATGACCGTTCAGGGTCACGGCGGTGACCTTGCTCACGCCCGCCTGCGAATAGGCGTAGCCCGGCAGCATCGTGTATTCGAGATCGTTGCCGAGCCCGAGCGAATCAATCGAGGTCGCGACATTGGCGGCGACCACGGCGACCACGTCGTCATGAACGAACGACGTTGCCGTGGTGATATCCATGGCCACGGTCGCCCAGATAATGACCGGCGGGAACACGTCGAACTGCATGCCGAGCGGACGCACCGCCTCGCCCGCGGTGCGGATGGTGGCAAGAAAGCTCGGCGACGGATTGCCGCTGCCGTCGTCGGCAATGACAAAAAAATAGCCGGGCCGCCACGACCCGTCGTAGTTGTACCCTTCGGTCAGGTCCCACGACACGGTGACGCCAGCGCCCTCGATTGACGACGCCAAGCCGTAATAATCGCCACGCGCCAGTCCGAGAATGTAGTCGCTGAACCGTTTCTTGAGCGCGGTGTCGCTCTCGAAATCGGTGCCGTTCGAGAACGCGGCGTTATTGACGACATTGTCAACGCCCGTGATCGAGGTCGAGATCACCGACAGCGCCCCGGCGGCGATATTGCCCGCCGATCCGGCAACGGTATTGACCACCGGCACGATCAGCGAGCCGACGAACGGGGCCATGACATAGCCGGGCGGCGACGGCTGATAGGTCGCATAAGTGGTGTCGGCAATCACCGTGAAACTCTGCGCGCCGTCGTTGGTCTTGATGATCGCGCCGACCGGCACGAAACACGCCGCCGCCGAGGGCGTCAACCGCGTGAACGTGACTTGCCCGCTCGAGGCCTGCGCGCCGAGCCGCGGCGATGCCGTGCCCGGAATCAGCGGCATGAAATCGGCGGTGAAGGTATCGACATCGTTGCCGACCGACGTTGACAGCCGCGTTGACGCCAGCAGCAGCAGCATCATCGATTGAAACCACAGGAAGATCGCGGCGAAGCCTTCGGCAATGGCGCGCAGCGTCGAGCCAATGGCGAAATTGATCAATTTCGAGGCGCGGCCCTGAATCCCGGCCACGGTGTTCTCGACAATGGTCGCGAAACTTTGCGTCGGTAAGGTCGGCATGGCTCAGGTCGTAATCGTGAATGAAACCGCGACGCCGGTCGCCGCATCCCAGTACTGGATGCCGATGCCGACATTGTCGGGCTGATTGGGCGAGGCCGCCACGGTCAGAATCGCGGGCGGATTCGGTGCCACCGACGCCTCAAGGCCGAGCTGCGCGGCGACCACGCCTTTGATTTCGTTCACCGTCAGCGGCAAGCCGATCTTCTGCGGCAGTCCGGCGCCGTATTCGGGGTGCCACACGTAGCCCTTGACCGCCGTGAACAGCCGCCGTTCGAGGCGCTGCCGCACTTCGACATCGCCATCGACCGTGAGCAGGTCGCCGCTGGAATCGGCCTGCAAGTCGTCGTGCCATTCCAGATAAAGATCGGGCATTTTATTCGGTGAGGTCCGACTTGACCGTCAGCCAAGCCCACACGCTGTCCATCGCGCTGGTGGTCCAGCTTTTTTTCACAGTGTCGGTGCGCTGGCCGTTAATGGTGACTTTCTTGTCCTGCTGCACCGTCGTCGTCATTGTTTTCTGATAGGTCTCGGTCATGTTGTTGCCGACGTGGGTGATATTGCCCTTGCCGTCGAATTTCATCGACGCGCCGTTGCCGTCGGTGATCTCAATCGAGCCGTCGTTGCGAAACCAAATCTGCTGGCCTTGACCGCCGCCACCGTCCGGCTGCGCGTCCTGGCCGGGCGGTGAGGGCTGATCTTTTTTGAATTTGGTCCAGAACACCATTTCGCCGGACTTGACCGGGCCGGGCGGCTTGTCGATGTCCGAATGCACGCGCTGGACGATCTTGCCACTTTCGAAATCGTTTTCCTGATAACGCACGATCACCTGATCACCTTGCGCCTGATTGCCCTGCTGGCCGGACGACGAACCGCCCCAGCCTTGTTCGCCGCCTTGCGTCGCGCCGCCTTGGCCCGATCCCGGCTGCAAGCCGATGGCGATGCCGTAGCCTTGTCCAATATGCCCGGTCTCAATCGGCAACCAGCCCGATTCCTGGTGTTCGGGCTGGAACATAACCTTGGCGAGATATTTGTTCGGGTCGTATGACGTGACCAGACCGTGGCGCTCGCTGTAGCGGCCCGCCCACCAGCGTTCGACCGTGCGCAAGATCAGATTTTCCAGACTCTCATCCATTACAGGGCTCCCGCTGTCGCACCGCCGCCTGCGCCCTCGCCCGGCAGTCGCGCGATGATCGTCATGGTGTGGCCATGCATGCCGAATTGATGCGTGATCGAATCCATGTCGTAGGGACCGTCAAACGCGCCGGTGCCGGACAGCACCAATTGCATCGCCACGTCGATTGACGGATCGCCGACCAGATGCGCGTTGACGGTGATGCCGTGGCGGGCATGCTCTTGCGCGCGCGTCTGCGCGTATTGCTGAACGTGATCCTGTTTGAGATTGGGCAGATCGTAATTGTATTCGAGCGACCGACCCAAGCCGGGAATATCGAACGTCGCGGTATAGGTTTTCTTATCCTTCGGATGCCACGAATTGACCGTGACGCTGATGCCCTTGAGCGCCTGCATGTTGCGGGTCACGCGCAGATCGAGGAAGTCGCCGCGCTCGTAACTGGCCGGTGTCGGGCGCACATAGTTGACGGTGTAGGAGCCGCCCTGGCCGGTCGGCATGTAGAACAATTGATTGCCCTTGACCCACCAGCGGCAACCGTCGAACTCGGCGCATTTCTGAATCACTTGCGCGAACGACACGTTGTCCGACAGTTTGACGTAATCCTGTTCCAGCAGCTTGCCCGCCATCAGCGCGCCGCCGCCACCGCCCGAGACCGACAGGCCGACGCGACCGGCCAAATCCTGGACGATGTTCTGACCGGTCTTGTTTTTCCAAGACTCGTTCGACTTGTTGGCGTGCAGCGGCGCGCTGGCGTCGCGTCCGCTGATCTCGATGGTGCGATGAAAATAGTTCAACGTGACGTCGTCAAGCTCGCCGGTCAGCAAGGTCTGTTGATCGCCGCGCGTGGACACGACGACCGACGCTTGGCCCGGCGCGACGTTCGACCAATAATCTTCCGCGCCCGGCAATCCCATCGGCACCGTAACGTGAAAATGTCCGCTCTGCCGCTGCGACGTTTGCTCGGCGGTGCCGTGCTCTATCGCCCAGCCATTGATCCAGGCGAAATGCGGACCGACGCCGCTGGAGATCGCCACATCAAAGCCCCAGGATTCCGCTCGGCACGCCGCTCGGAATGGTCGGCGGAATCAACACGTCGTGTTGCGCCGTGATCCACGGATCGACCAGCCCGTTGAGCTTGGCAATCGGCACCCATTGCAAGGCATCGCCAAACTCGATCATGGCAACATGGAACAGCGTCGTGTAGCTGACGCGATCCGTTTTCGCCGGAACGGTGGCGGCGATATAGCCGACTGTGGCCATTTAGAACCTGAACGTGCGTAATTGGCGCATGCGCTGGAATTTCGCCATGAACGTGATGCCGGTCTCCGGCGGCTGCGGCGGCGGCAACGGCGCGAACACCTGCGCGGGCGGCACCGCTGGCATCGGCCCGAGCTGATCAAGATTGGCAGCGGCGCGCCCGCAAACGCCGCGCATCAGCGCCAGCGTCGTTTGATCGCTGCCCGCGCCGACCAATTCGTTGATGCCGCTGATCATGCCCTCGGGCGCGCTCGGCGCGTCCCAGGTATCGAGATCATCGGCGGCGTTGGCAACGGCGATGTCGATCAGCACCACCAGCGCTGCGGCGTTAAGCTGCAACGCCGCAATGGTCGGCGCCGACGCCTGTTCTAACGGCTCGGCGGTGGCGACCTGCGCTTGCAGGCTCGACAGCGCCGTGGTGACGGTCGCCGGGATCATGCCGAACCGATGCCGCCTTGACCGAGCG